TACATTGTTTTCGTAATCGGGGTGCTGGTACTCAATATCTTCGTAATACATTTACGTCCACCTCTGCGGTGCTGTTGGCTGATGCGCCTTTCTGATTGGGAATAGATACTCAACCGCATAGCCAAGCGCATCGTTCATGTGATCAAAGCCGTCCTTTTCTGGCTGGCTGGTGCCTTCCTTGTAGGTATGGCGTTCCAATGACTCGATCACCTTCTTGCACTTAGGGTCAACGTATAACCGTCGCTGTCCATCGTTAGATAGTAAACGACTGTTTACCGCGTTTATTCTGTCCCGTACTGCCGCATGAGAGTTTCGGACGCGTACCTCGAAACCAGCGTTTTGCAATATAGACAGATCAGTCCTGCCACCCGCACTCGTCTTACGCTGACGTGATGCAGGGTCAGGGTATATCACTATTGTACCATTTCCGTAGCGTTCGCGAAGCTCTGCGACCATCTCGTCTGTGTTACTGCCAAACATGACTATTTCGTCGAAGATGTGGAGCGTGTCGCCCTTGCGCGTCATAAGGACGGCAGACATAGGATCAAGGTTAAAGTCCATGCCTACATGGATGACAGAGCGGTCGCCATCGTGTCGCTTGACCGACTCTTCTCGCTTAAATCCGTAGTAGATGATGCCGCTGTAATTGACGAACTGCGCCTCGTATTCCTGCTGAAATGTGCGCTCGTCGAGGTCTGCTTTAGCCGACTCTATTTCGTCCGCTGGTACGTTGCCGCCTTCAATGGTCGTGTACTGGTAACTTTGCCACCCGCCGTCGTGATCAATGCCCTTACCGTACAGGTCATAAAAATGGTTACGGCCTTTTGGTGTGCCGATGAACAGCGCCGAGCCTTGTTGTCCTCGACCTGATAGCGATGGGCGTATGACCTCGTACCAAGCCTCTTTGCGCATATCAGCAAACTCATCTAGCACCACAAAGTCTACTGCGCGGCCTCGTAAGTTGTCAGGCTTCTCAGCGCCTTTCAGCGATATGCTTGAGCCGTTTTTAAAGTTAATAGTCAGGGCTGTTTCGTTGGTCTTATCAATGTACTCGCGTGGTATCTGACTAGTCAGCATATCCCATGCAATCTCTTTAGCCGCCTTGTAGGTCGGTGCCACATACCAGACGTTCTGATCAGGCTTGCTGAGTGCGCGATTAAGTAGCTCTGCTGTACTGAGAAAGGTCTTGCCGAAACGCCTACCCGCCACGACTACACGGAAGCGTTCAGTGCTTTGGAATATGTCAGACTGCGGAGGTGTCAGGCGCATTCGTAAGCTGTATGACGACAGGCGGCAGATCAGTCACTTGTGTCTGCTCCTCTTTCATGTCTGGCAGGTACTTGTTGAGCAGTCGTATCCGTTGCTCGTTTGCCACTTTTAGCTGTTGCAGGCGCTTATCGAAATGCTTGTCTTCTTCTGGGTCAAGCTCTTCAATTTTCTGAATGTTATCAAAGACGTAATCGAGCCGACCCCTTTCGGCTAAATACAGCCGTAGTTCGTCTTGCCGAATGCCTCTTTCACGTTGCGCTCTAGTCTTCGCCATCGTCTATAGGGGACGGGATATTCGCGGCCCATAGTAGGCCATGCGTTTGCCCGTCTTTAATCTCTCCGCGTTTGATGTCTTGGTCTGACAGGGGATACGTCTCTACTTCGCCGTCATCGAATGCGACGAGGTAGCTACCTTCTTGTTTAGGCATACTGCCAACTGCTACAGGATGCCAGTCTATCGTTACGGTCTGCAACATATAGGTGTCCCCCAGCGCCATTATACATCATATAGTAAATAGGCATAAAAAAGCCCGCACTAGGCGGGCAACTCACAAAGCTACGGATCGTAGCGGATAATTTCGAGCGGTGGTTCGTCGTTCGTTCTTAGCTTTACCACCCTAAAGTCTGAAAGTACGGCGGCGTCTTCCTGCCACCTCTTTGACATGGATTCTGCCGCTCTAAGGGCAATAATCCAGTCTTCAGTATCCTCGTCACTCAGCGACGCAAGTCTCATCATAAACGCCTCTAAAGTCAGGGTGTCCGTCCTGCCCATCTGTTTTCTCCCACAACTCTACGAACTCGCAGTAAATGTCTTGCTGTAAGACTGCCTCTTCGTAGTCACCCTGCCCCGCTATCCCGAATGCAAACAGGACTAGCACTATCCCTATTATCAGCACCGCATACGCGTCCGTCGATAAGTCCCTCATAAATATCCCTCACTTTGCTATTGTTGCGCAACTTATTTAAAGCCGCTTCCTCGATTTGTCTTACACGCTGACGGCTGATGCCAAGCTCTGCGGCTATCTCAGCGTAGGTCATCTTTTCTACAAATTTGCTGTCCACGCTACCCCCGTAAGGCCGCTTATGCGACCTCCTCCCATTTTGCTTCAGCCTCTGCGTATGCAGACTCATAAGCTTTGCTACCGCGACGGCCAGCGCCCTTGGCGATAATTTCAAGCATGATGGTTACGCCGCGACCCGATGGTAAACGACCGTCACGTAAGCCATTAGCAACGTCAGTAGCAAAGTTGCCATACGCCTCGCTAAGACCCCGAATAAAATAGCCGAACTTCTCTTCGTTAATAATGCGTTGCTGGTGTCGCTCTTGTTCGGCGCGTTGCTGTGCAACCTCTGCATCAGTAAGGCCACCGTTACGCTCACGCTCTGCGGTAAGCCTAGCTTGTAGCTTAGCCTCACGAGTAATGCGCTCTTGCTCGCGCTTAGCTTCTGCACGAGCGCGTCGTAGCTGACGCTGGCGCTTACGCTCTGCCGCTTCTGCGTCTGAAAGGTTCAGTACGTCATTTACTTTGGCAATGCAAGAGCTTCCCACGCAATACCGATCACCATTGGCGTCTCGCAATATATAGTGATGCTCTATTGCAGTACCGCAGTGATCACAACCAAAGTGACAGAACTTTGGCTTGGCTTGCATCTGCAAATTATAAGCCGATGGATTTTGCTCCAGTAGTGAGCGAGAGGGTGCAGACCACACGCCAACAAAAGTAAATGGCGCTTCGCCAAACTGGAAATTTTTGTGTACACAATTAGTCATTGTCTATCTCCCTTCATTAATGGCTGTGTGCCCAGCCGATGAAAGAAGTATTGACCAACTAATTAACATTCGCAAGCACTTTTTTATCTTTTTTTGATAATTAATGAGGGAGAGTTTCGTTGCCTTGTTAGGCGAGGGCAGATTAATTACCCGTAGTGGCGGGCAATCTCTGCTATGAAGTGGTCTTGGCTAGGCTTGCGACAAAGTAGCTTCAGGTACTCTTCCTCGCTTACACCTCTGTCTCTGCCTAATCGCTCAAGTAGCTTTTGGATTCTGTCAGTAACGACGATGTGATGCCGCTCTGCAAAATACTGCCGTTGGCTTTGTACACACATAACAACCTCCATAGTTGCCCTGTCATTATAGCACAGGGGCAATCAGTTATACGAAACCATCACGTATTCTGGATTTTGTTCCTTGCGTTTAAGCTCTTCTCGGTAGTGCTTGGCTATCTCATCGCGGGTGGCTTTGTTGTCTTTCATGATGCCGCGAGACTTTTCCCGCAGTATCTCCATGTGACCCTCACCAAGGTATGAATTGCAGAAGTCGGCAAACATGATTGGCGACTCGGTAAACAGACGATGGCAGGTGTAACAGCCAGTGAGCAAGTTATCTAGTGAGTAGCGAACGACCTTGTTTCTGCGACCATAGATGTGCATGGCCTGATTGGTTTCTGTGTTGCCACAACGGACACAAGCGCCGTCGCGTAATCTGACCGCCTTACTGCACCATATGTCGGCGTTGGTTCGCTTTATTGCCATAGTACGTCTCTGCTGTGTATTGCCGTTCACGTAGGATTGCTGACTCGGTATGACCGCAGTTGCACGACCAGCCTTCTAGCTTGCCGCCCTGTCGCGTAAATTGCGGCACCATTTCCTTGTAACACTCAGTGCATTTCACGATCAACCCCCAGATCTTCAATTGTACTTATAAGCGCAGACAGCCAACTGGTAGCAAACGACTCGATATCGACATCAATAGTAATGCCTTCAGGACACAGCACATCAACATAGACATCTGTTAGATCGTCGTTTCTGGTGTTGGTCGTTGCGCCGATAACTGCGTCTACTCTGCAAACCACTTGCCCGCCGTCGGGTAGCGGCATAGCAATGATCGGTAATTTTTCGCTCAAGTTAAAGCCTCGATGCCAACCTTGAAGCGGCTGTGCTCGCCGTAATTCTTATCGAGTATGACACAGGACATAGACCTTGCGGAACCATAGCCAGAGGCTGAGTGATAGGCATCTGGTGGACACAACACTCCGAACGATTCTAGGTGCAAGCCGCCTAGCTCTGTGACTGTACGGTGATGGATGTGACCGTGATACAGGTATCGGTATTTAGTCCTGCCCCATTGCTCTGCGTAGTCTCGTGTGACTGCCTCGTAAAGCCCTTGCGTTTTAATCCTGTCGCCGTGGTGCATGACAACGAGAGTCTCGCCCCACTCGAAATGTGTCCACTTAGAAAAGTTGTCGAATACCTTAACGCGTGGCTCGCTTGCAAAGTAAAGCCGCATCATCTCATTAAGCCACAAGCTGGCATCGGGGTCATGGTTGCCCCTCACGTTGATCAGCCATACCTCTTTGTGCGTCTCGAGCATACGAGTGATCAAGACTCGGAACAAGTTGCCGACTACTCTGATGACACGGCCTAGCCTGCCATCAACATCGACAGGCGTACCCTTCGCCGTCTTGTTGTCGCTCGAATTTGCGTGCAAAAAATCACCGAGGTTGATCAGTGCGCCGACCTGCGATTCACCTGCCGCCGATACGAGCTTATCGACCGCCTTGATCAATACGTCTTGCGCTATGTTTGTATCCCAATCGTCACCACCCGTCTCAGGCGACCAGCACAGCGCGTTCAGGTGATGATCACCTATAAGGTAAGCTGACAACCTATCTGAGTTTTTCGCCGCCTGTGGCGCTTCTATGGGCTTGTAGAGGCCATCTATCTCTTCGAGGAATCCAGCTTTAAATGCCTCAAGCGCGGCCTCAAGC